TTACTATAACGATCTTTAAGTGCGTGCATATAATAAAGAACTTCAGCATTAAGCTTAGCCTTTCCTGCACTGCGCATAGAGTCATACTCTAGTGTATCAATCATAGTTTCATAATTCTTAGTAAGTTGGGCGTAATCAATTAGTCGCTTCGCCATTATTGTCCTCCATCATATGGGGAATGTTTTTCCCATACATCTCAAAGCCTATCATTTTTTCCTTAACACTACCTAGTGCCATAGCAGAACTGTAGAGAAACTCACGAGATTTAGTTTCATGCGGCTCCGTCTTGAGCCATTCAATAAAGAGATCAATTAAGACCTCACCGTATACTTCATCAAAGAACTCATCCCGTTCCTTGGCAGCGAAGTGACCCTTAATGTGAGCCCTTCGCGCCAATTCTTCAGGATGAATCTTATGATTACCGTATGACTTAGTATTACCTAGCTTCGTCTCAGCTGTCTTGCGGTACTTGTCCATCTTGTTGTGTCATTTCCTGTTGTTGTGGTTCCGGCTGTCCCATAATAATCTGACGGGCAAGCATAAGAACCTGATCATAGGAAGGATGCTCCGGTAAGGTTGCACCCTCTTTTGTTGCTTTAATAGTCATATCAGCCCATTCCTGGAAGTGCTTATCAATAGACACAGCTAATTGACGAGCATTATCATCCATAGTATTTTTAGCCTGAGCATTAGTATAACCAACGTTAGCTTCTGCTAGTGAAGCATCTGCTACTTTCTTACGCTGTTCGATTTCTTTATCAAGCTGAGCGTCTTTACTTTGTTTATCGAGTACTTGGGCTGCTTTTTGTTTGAATTCTTCTTGAGTATAATCTTCAAGAAAGTCATTGCTATCAACACCCATTGCCTCAATTAGCTTAGTTGCTAATACTGCGGGGGCTATTGGCTTAATTACCATACCTGCACCTTGTTGGTTTAGTGATGGTAATATCTCTGAACCAATTTTGCTAAGTTTACCAATAGTGTTAGCATTAGAGTTTTCACCAATATCTAACATAATTTCAACATCCATGCGTGATGGTAGCTCACTCATGTTTACAGTACCATAAATACCGTCCATAGCATAAGTTTGTTTACCCTTCATATTTTGATAAATAGTATTATAGATACCGCTAATAAGTCGCTTAAATCCAGTTTCCGCAAATCTACGCGCGATATGCTGGATCCTCTTTTGAGCAGCTGATTGTACAGCTGAAAGCTTCTGTTCAGAGTTACCCGATACATATAGCGTATCGTTTAAACCCTGTGCAGCTTTTGACATACCTGTTGCTTGTTCTTTAATCATCTGTAAATGTTCAAGCAGTGGTACGGTACCTGTTGAAATAGTTTCTGGTGATAGTGCTGCTACTGCGCCTTGTGGATTACCGTTAGTCGGGATAATCTGTTTAGGCTTCATGTTTTGTAGCGCACTAAAGTCTACTACGTTTGGATCTGCTAGCTTTGGACTATAGTTAGTGAGATAAGTATTTTCAACAAATCCACGAAGAATAGCTGTACTTGCTAGTGTGCTGCTTCTAGTAAAGTCAGCCATAGATAAACCAAAGAATTCATGTGGAATATCAATCGGTACAATGCTAGATAGCGGAACACTCTCAGCATCCTCTTCATAGAGAATATGATTACCTACTGTAATAAAGTGTTTTAGCTCTGCAATACCGTCTCCATCTCTATCTACCCGAATCCAAGACTCAGTTAATGTAACCTCGCGGCTAGCTTCTACTGGATAAGTATTTTTACCTTCATATCCCTGCCAATATCTTTGACCAGTAATTTCTTTTCTAGCAGCAACATCTTCACTATAGTTGCCACTACCTAACCAATCTTCGTCAGTTCCTAAAGATTGCCACTCTTGTTCTGTTAGCCCTTCTGCCCATTCAGGGTAAAACTTACGAAGGTCTGAACGTGTCATCTCTGATTGTAAACCAACAAAGTTAGCATCTTCAATATCTTTAGCTTCGTTAGAGATTCTAAAAGACTCAGGTGGGATAACTTCTAGCTTAATGCGGCTTTTATCAATTTTCTTACGTAATCGTACATCTATATATGAAATAGTTTCTGATGTAGGATTGAGCGTTAGCTCGCCGACGATTTCTAAATTTTCATCCGCAAGGATTTCATCGAGTTTAGCCTCATCGATCTCCTCATATTCTTCCATAACATAATCAAAGTCTTCGATGTAGTCCCAGCGAATAACGCTGTTCTTCCACAATAGAGAAGCCTTCATCCATGTTTGTAGGATTTCCCATCCTTTATTCTTTTTAAAGATACAGTAATTGACTAGATTAGCTGCATCTTTAGAAGCCTTAAAAGCTCCTGGAGTGTCATCGTAGGGAATAAACCTAGCGATTTTATTATTAGACAAAAATAGGTCGGAGAGTACAGCTGTATAAGCTTCCACTACTTCAGTGGTACTTGTATCTACAATAGTACTTACGCCTTGAGGAGCAAGATGTGCTGCTGCAACTCCGGCATACTCATAAGTAGACTTAAGCCTCTCCCTTGTTAAATCAGAACTGTTTAACCAGTCACCTGAAGAACTTTGAACACCTGCTTCAATAACATTAATTAGTTCTTCGTCCGATACGGCTTCTTTATAACGATATCCCATTATAATTTACCGCCTGTACCACTATAAACAGGCTTACTGCCTTCCATAGTTTTTTGGCTATAGCCTTTAGATCCTGGTTGAGAGAGTGGAACCTTTCGTTCTACTGGTTTCTTAACCGAAGATACAGGCTGAACCTGATTATATCTTCCTACTTGTGTCATTTACCGCTCCTGGGTTTTTACCACTTAACCTTATTAGCCCAATAAGCTGCACTCATTGGACCTTTATCAATATTTTTCTGATGTCGGGCTTTCCAAGCTTTATTTCTAGGTGTACCGTCAGGACTACCTTTAGCACCTTTAGCACCAAATCGAATAAGCTTTGGTTTACCATTAGGACCATTTACTGCAACAGCATGAGATTTAGTTTTATGATTAGGTGTTGCTTTTGGTTTATTTAAACCGCTAAAGGTTTCTCCTCCAACCTCGATTCTTGCCATTTATTCCTCCACGAAGTCTATAATAATATACTTATCGCCTTCTTGTTTCAAAGTTACTTTTTCTTTTTTACAACTATATAAATGTCCTGTTCCTACGTTTCTATTAATCTTACGTTTTACAGAAAGACATTCCTTTAATTTAAAATGTGGTGTCCACTCTTTAGGTTCACCACCAAGCGTTAAAAATAAAACAAAAAGGGTTTCTACCATCAGTGATCTCCGTTACGCAACTTTTCTATATGTGCTTCTAATGTAGAAATTCTTTTTTCATAGAACTCTAAAGTTAATTTTTGTTGTTGATCATATGGCGCTCTGCCTTCTTCTATCTCATTTGCTAGGGCTTCTAGCTCACCTGCAATATGTTCTATAAGCATAAATTGTTCACTGTCTGCAGGAAGCGAACCCATTTCACCACGAGGCCATTTAATTCTAAACTCAGTATTTTGTCCTAAGTCAGCCTTCATCATAGTTATACTTGTTTCTATTTTATTCAGTCTTTCTATAATACCGAAGTAAGCCCAAGTTGCTACGCTTGCTGCTGCAACCATACTTATAATATTTCTTAAAGGTAAAGCGACTTCAGTATTGTCACTTATTTTTGGCATTGTTTCCTCGTTCAGCTATTTGTTGTAGTGTTCTTCCACAACCGATACAATACTTACCCATAGCATCTAACTTGCAAATTTTTACACACGGACTTTTCATGCTTCTTCTCCATTAATTATTCGACAGTCATATTGAACGCGTTGCCAATGACCGTCTTGCGGAAGCTCTTCGTGTAATGTTTTAAATTCTATACATTCTTTTTCTACTTCAAACCATTGTATTGCTTGTTCTGCACACATTGTAGTTGTGCAAGCAGTTAGCATTAAAGCCCATATCATTATTTGTCCCCTTTATGCTCGTGACCCATCCAAATCCCGAATACACCTGTCATAACGCCCATAACAACCGATACGAAAGCTGATTGTGCGCCTGTTGGGTCTGGCAAATCCATAAACCATTCAGCACAACGCCAAGACATTAATGTACTTGCTAACATCATAAACCTAGGAAGTATCTTCCACTTTAGAAATGTTTCTACGCTCATGTTGTTCTCACTGTTGCTTTCTTAGTATTTTTTACATACTGTTGACCTTTCTTTATGCCCTTACGCTTTTTCTTAGTCGTTGCTGCATATTCTTTAGCTGATAGACTATCTAGCTTAGCTTTAGGTAAATATCGTTCGCCTGTAGCCTCTTTACCTACAATAGAGTTTTTACCACTTTTAGTACCCCAATCTTGATCAGACCATTTAATCATAGAAATAGCTTCTTTGGAGAGTGGTCCTTTCCTTTTCTTTTTTGGTGGACTCATGACGTATAGCCCCCACCCTTAGCCTTGTATTCCTTAGCTACCATTTGCATTTTACGGGCGCTGTTTTGTCCAGGTTTGCCACCTTTAGATCCTGCAAGAATACGTTGATAAATACTTTTACGTAATGCTGGATTAGTGTAGTTACCCGCTGCGTTAACTGTACTTTTCTTTTTCTTTGCTAGCGGTCCAGGTCTTCTCATAATAATCCTCCACTATTGGGCATTTGTATTTCCGATGTCTACTTTTTTTATATCTTTTAAAATCAAAAGATGGGCTTTTCCTACCCCTAGCAGCCCTGACTAGGTGAGGACAACGGTAGTTTTTCATTGTAAAGTGAGCTTATCTAGCTCCGCTTGTAACTCTTCGTCCGTGAGGTCAGAGGCATCTAAGTTCGTTTGTGTCACATCTTGCCTACTAAGCTTTGGTGCTTGGTATTCCGCAAGGATACTTGCTACCTTTATAATTTGATCAGTGTCACCTTCTTCCATTGCCTGTACTAATACATAGTTAAGGGCATGGATAGCGTCAGGTGCCTCATCTCCTAGCTCTTTCATAGCGACAATAGTCTGCTTAGCTAGTTCTCTTTTCTCTTTGTTTTTACGGCGTACCTCAAGACCCCTTCTGCGCCATTCATCAGCCATTTCGCTGTCTTTAATAGACACTAGATTTTTTAGTCCTGGATGATTATCATCACCTCTTATAGCCATTGTGTATTCTCCTCCACTAAGTGGCCTACTTTATCTTTCCAAGATATATTATCGTCAGTTAACCTATGCTGGTGTGTTCTATAGGCTTCGAATGCAATTGCAAGAGCCATAACAGTATCATCATAGTTTCCTGGGAGGGCATTAGTACTCCCGTTTTCTGCTGAGACATAAGTTCTTAACTCCCCTAGCATAACATCTGAGGGAATCCATAGGTCTTCTTCCTCAATTGCTCGTTTAAGGTTTCCTATTACCATAGGTTTTGTAGAAACCGTTGTCCTGAAACCGGGTTTTCCACCCTCTTCGTTGAGAAGATTAGCAGCTTTAGTCTGATAATACAGATTTACATAGTTCATCTGCTTAAGCCTGTTAAGCGTAGCTATTCCTAGACTATTACTCTCTACTGCTAGGAGTGCATTATTGAAATATCTACCCAGATAGAATAAAATATCACCAAAGTTACTAGGATCCGTGAAGTTATCTCTAAATAGCGCACAAACCCGTCTCTCCTTATCAAGAATAACTGCTGTACTGTAGTCTTGACCTACGCCAAGTGCTACATCAGCACCAATAATAAACCTTCCTTCAAACGAAGGTGGTACCCATATCTCTAAATGTCCTTCTTTAGCATCTTCGAAGTAACTACTTTTATCGTCATACTCCCTAACGTAGTCTGGAGCGATAACTTGCATGCTATTAATGACTTCTTGATCAAAAACACTGTTACCGGAGACAAGAAAGGCTTCTTCGGGACTCGCAGGGTACTCTTGACGGAACTTTCGCTCCCCTGACTCTGCTATTTTTAGTCTTCTCCAGTATAACTGATCGTTATCTAAGTCGTACTTCTCCAGTAGTTCCCATTCTTCAGTGGTTAAGTCCATATCTTCAGGAGCAGTCCTACGATACTCAGAAGTGATAAACCAAGGTAAGAAAATAGGTATATACTCATTCTCGCCTTTCATAGCCCCTTGGTATAAACGATAAAACTCCCCACTGGCTCCATTAGCAGTGCTTTCTAGTAGTACCTCAGTACCGTTTTCTTGAGAAATTCCCTGGAAGAGTCCTGCTAGGATTTGTTCGTCGAATTGCCAGAACCCAACTTCTGAGAGGTGGGCAATCGTAGGGGTAGTTCCTCGTCCTGCTTCTTTAGCACCCGCTGTGTAGAGTCTGTAACCACTTTTGTTATGTTCAAATAAAATTTCTTTGGCATTACTCTTTTGTAGATTTGGAGGTTCCTCCATGTTATCGATAATATTACGCGACATATTGAAAAGAGCATCACTGGTGGCACTATCATGCGCCATAACTACTGATCTAGTATAAGGGGTGAAGAATGTCTTCCAAAAAACTCTAGCGGCGCAATAGGTGCTAATGCCCTGTTGTCGCGCTTTAAGTATAATTGCTCTAACTTTACCTGTTTGTTGTAGTTGTTCTTCAATTTGCTTATTAACAACAGCTTGTGCGTGATTAAACTCAAATGGAACAAAGCCCTGTGAAGCATTCTTTGTAATAATCCTAATTTGTTCTTTTGAAAATAGAGCGAAATCTTTTTCGTATGCCCCTAGTTTTTCTCTACGTTTTGCCTCTTTGAGAAGTTCTAGTTTACGTTTATTGTTCATTTAGTTGTCCTCTAAATTTTCCTATAAGGGTGTGTTTAGGTCCAAAGTGGTACTAATGGTTTTTCTTTATGAGAGAAAAAGATGTGAAGCGCTGCGGGTACCCCTTGCTGGTTCCCGTGGCCCCCCCGCTGTCCTCGGCGGTTGGGGCTTCGTGCCTTTTCCTGGGTCGTCGGTTGTTCCGGCGGCCTTCCTTCTTCCTTTCCTTTCTTGGGGGTGTTGTCGTGTCTTCTTCTTCTGTTGTCTGCCGTTCTCTTTCTCCTCTTTCTTGTGTCGTGTGGTCTCGGCCTTCCGTGGTGTCTCGCCTCGGCTGGTGTGCGTCCTCTCGCTCTGTCCTTGTCTGGGTCTCCGGTTCTGCGGCTCCGCTGGCGTGTCGCGTTGGTCGGTCGTCTCCGGCAGCTGTGTCGGCGTTGGTTGCCTCTCTCCGCGCCGCTCGTGCTTCTGGTGCGCCGGTGTCCCTTGGCGTTCGTTCGGGCTGGTCTTCCTCGCGGTGGTTCTGCGCCGTGGCTCCGGCTTCTTCGCGTGCGCTTGCGGGTTAGCTCCCGCCCTGCTTCCCTGCCTTGCCCCTGCTGCCTTCGGGTGGCGGGGGTTGCTCTTCGGCTGTCCTCGTGGCGTCTCGGTTCTCCTCCCTTGCCGAGCCGCCTCGTGGGTTGCCGCCAGGCCTTGCAATGGTGCGAGGTCGTCTGCGTCTTCCCTTAACGCTCTTGAAAGGAGCTTAACATGTCTAACTCAAACACACAAATCGCCGTCGTTTCAACCGTTGCTGGCTTCGTGCCTGAGTCCTATTCTCTGGGCTTTGGGAAGTCTGTGCCGTCTTCGTCCTTCGTGCCTCAAGCGGGTGGCGTGGCTGTGATCCTCTCGGATCTTGCTCCGTACACCTCGAACAACGGCCTGAAGGGTCTGTCGGTAACTGCTTCTTGCGCGGTTGAAGGCCACTCTGAAACCTTCATAGCTCTGTCGCGTGGGTTTCCTGGCGGCGAAGGGTCTCCTGCTGCGCGGTCTTTCCTTGCGGCTGTGCGCGAAGCTGTTGCTTCTGGCTCTCCTGTCTTCCTTGCGGTTGCGGGTCGGTCGGGTCAGCACTTCTGCGCCCTGTCGTCTGAGCCGTTTGGTGTCGCCCCGGTCGTAGCTGCGGCTGGCGGTGAAGAATTCCCGTTCTAAGGCCTGTGCGCTCCCTGCTGTTTTCGGTGGGGGGCGCTCTTTCTTTTTTTTTTGTCTCAACCAACCACGAAAGGAACATATCATGTGGATAGGACAAGCAACAACTGCTCTAAAAGACTGGGCAGACAAAGAAGCTAACAAACAACGTGTAGCTGCTAATAAAGAAAGACTTGAGAGCTACACTAGAGTACCTGTAATGCCTAAGCCAGAGATTGTTCGTAAGAGGAATCACCACGGAGTAATCAAGCCTTTCATACCTACTGAAAGAATACTCGAAATGGTATCTATGGGGTTAACTCAAACTAGAGTTGCTCAGATACTTGGTATGTCTAGGACAGCAGTCCAAAGTCGTTTAACTCGCCATAAGGAGGCAAACTAATGAACATTCGTGATCTTAACATTAAGGATGCATCTTCAGCTGCATTGGAGGCACTTATGCAAGACATTTCTGTTGAACTACAAGAGCGTGAACTTATAATAAATTGTGAGGATGCTCTTAATAATCATTTAGGTGTAGATGAAGTAGAGTCTATTTACACCGAAGCTTACGCTTCATACTTACAGAGCAGATCAGCAGACTCTCCGTTAGCCGCTGATTTACTCTCTGAATGGCTGTCTAGTCAAGACAGAATACAGTCAATGCGCACTACAGGGGCATAAATAGTACCACTTTGGGAATACTTTTGGGTTTACGTGGAGTATTCCCTGTAGTGGTGTGTCTTTGTGTGTGATAATATGAACAGAAAGAGACCAAAATGGAAGCATTAATAATCGGAATAGTACTCGGATGTCTACTCGTATCACTAACCGCAATCATCGTAATGGGTCTCGCACCTGTTATTGATAAACTTAATCGTAAACTTAGGAGGTAACAATGGATATGATAAACCTTATAATAGAAATCACATTTCTAATAGCTGTATACGCTTTGGTATAAGAAAATGAGACCTAAATGTGACAATTGTAATTCACCGTCAGATGTAACTAACTTTGCTACATACTGGCTATGTGCTAAATGCTGGTTAAGGAGATTCAAGAAATGAGCTATAACGAAATGCAGAAGTACATCAACAAACTATTCGAAGAAAACAAACAACTAAAAGAAGAATTAAATAAACTAAAATCCAATCTACATGAAGACTATGTCAAAGAATACGCGTTAAATCTAATGTTTAGCGATAACGAATTCTTATATAAAGTAATGGATACTGCATCTGCAATATCTAAATCAGCCATACGCGATACATATTACCACCAAGAAAAAGAATATAATGAGTAGCACCTAAGATAGTTCCAATTCGGGACTATCTTTCGAGACACTCATGTCTCTAACCAGCATGTAAAGGAGTTTAGCATGCAAACAATTATCCGTAACGTATCAGTCAACTATGCTAAAGTGTACAAGGCTGAAGAAAATCCATTCGGTGCAAAACAATTCGACATCCAACTCGAATTCGGTAAAGACCGTATCGATGAACTTAAAGGCTACGGTAAGATCCGTGAGCTACCTAACGGTAACTTCGCAATGAATATCGCTCGATCTGCCACCAATAAAGACGGTAAAGAGAACTTTATTCGCGTAGTTGATATGGCTAAAGAACCATTCACCGCGCCTATCGGTAACGGATCTACAGCTAATCTTATTGTCTACACCTATGCATCACCACGTGCATACAACGGCACTAAGACTGTACTAATGGCTGTACAAATTGTTAATCATATCGAATACACACCAGAAACATCAGTTGACTTCGATACACTAACACCAACAACATCAGTAAATCCATCTGCTGACTTCTAATCAACTTAAGGGGTAGTCAATCATGGCTACCTCTCATATGTTCATCATAGGAAAGGAACATATAATGAATACATATGAAATCAAACTAGCAACTGATAAAAGCACTGGGATGCTACCTACAGCACAACATGCCGCTGCTAAACGTCAACTAAACAAATTCCTTCAGGCAATGCCTGTAGGTACTGAAGCGTATATCGCTGGAGGTGCGCCTAGAGACTGGCATCATGGATGGGGCTGTAGAGACGTTGACATCTTCTTCTATGTACCAGAGCAAGTCGATGCGTTAGCACAAACCATGCAGTACCTATCTAAATACCAGCTATTAGGTGAAGCGTACGGTACTACCTACTCCTACGGTTGTGGTGAGCAAGGCATCAACGCTATCTGGGAATACCCAATCCATCAAGGTAGCCTACGTTATCGTAAAGTGCAACTCATATGGGTACGTGAACGTCCACTCGATGTAATCCGTAACTTCCCTATAAACATGTCACATATCTGGATGGATCGTAAAGGCAGCATAACCTGTGACTGGCACTACCAAATGGGTTACAACAGATCAGTCATAAGACCTGCTAACGATACTCAGTACATCTATCCATATCTTGAAAAGATACTACCAAGATACTCCAAGTATGCCTTTGTACCGCTATGCTGGGATGATCCAGCTGACCCTATCGAGACGCCTACTGAACAGTGATAGGCTATGTCGTAGTAGGATTTGTATTCTTCTGCATAATAATGATGCAAATAGAAGGATTCCGTAAATAAATAATAATGGCTTAACTGCAACAGTGGTTAAGTCACTAATTTTTAATAAAGGAGTAGCACTACCGCTATATGTCAAAATGAACTGGTTACTTCAAACAATACTATGGACTGTAATTCCACTAATAGTAATAATACTATTCTTCTCAAACTGAAAGGAACACTACAATGATTATCTCAGACTCACCAGAGCGTAACACCTCAATAACCATCGAAGCAGGTCGCTACGTTACATACCGCGAAGACTTCGAAATAAACCTCGTCTTCTCTACGCTCAATAATACTCAGTGGGGCATAGAAGACTATGGCTACAACTTTGTTCAGCTATCCTCTAACAACGAAGCTGCCATACTACACGTTAAAGAACTCTTAGAGTACCATGACAGTGACACTATTAAGGCATACCTTGATGATTCACCAATAGAAGTTGACGTATCTTTCACCGAAGGACGCGTTTACCTAACCGTTGACCTCGATATGAGTGATATGGAAGTATACGAAGAAGAAACAAACGTAGGTATCTCTTAAAACACACCCTTATAGGGGGAAAGGGATATACTAAAGGTATCCTTTAAGGATACAGAAAGGAAAGCCAATGACAGACCATAGTCCTCGAAGGACACCTAGCATGTATCACTTCTACAAGACTAAGCTAGAAGAAGCAATACAGACTAACTCATGGGGACACTTCGATGAAATAGTCGAGGATCTACCTGAAGACATTAAACAAGAGCTAATCCTTAACGGAGTCCTTGAGGAGTCCTTAGAGGACAGTAGAGATGGACAACCAGACTGGCAACAGGAATGGGAAGACTTCGGAGAGGTATACGATGACGAACCCAATCGTTTATAAATGGGTGTTGGCTTGTATGGGTACAATAACACCCTTAGAAGTACAGCTAGAGGTATACACTGAGCATCCTTACATGTCACACTGTCATGTAGGGATCACTACTAGGGGATTTGAGTATCCTCAACAACAATGCTTTTGCATAGAAAGAAGAGACAATGACTGAAGCATTACTACGACTACATATACTACTAATGAATACTGACGATGAAGACACTAAACTAGACTTACAAATCATTATAGATATCTTGGAAAGGATAGAGAATGGCACACATTGAAACAGTAGACGGAGTCACTGTGTTAGTTGATGAATGGCATATTGAAGATGTACATCAAGCAGCAGGAGACATGGATATAACTATTACTGATGAGGATGCAGAAGATATCCTTAGTGAAGTAGCTAATAGCCATGACTGTAACATAGGTATTAACTGGGAATTATTCTACTACCACTTAGAAGACTACAGAAAGGAAGACGATGCTTAAACGTATTCACATTAACCAACATATCATCAGAGCTAACGCTAAAACTGGTGAAAGAAATCCTGTCATCACTGTAAAGGGTGGCGGGAATAACAGCTATGCACACACTGTAATCATCAATGATCATACCAAAGTAGTGTATAGCCCAGACAAGCCACTATCCTGTGGCGCAAAGGTATGGATAGAAACAACTGAAGAAGTGGAATTAGTATAATGGCTAAGAGAACAGTAATCACACATGACCTTATTAATGAAATCCTAACCGCTAAGAGTAGCGCTGACATCAGATGCTACATGACACCTAGTGCTGCTTGGATCTACAACATGAGACGTAAGCTAGTAAAGCTAGTAGTTCTCGACAGTGATGGTATGACTAATGACATCATCTACTACGATAAGAGTTGTAAACACTTCCTAACACATGCAGAGCGTATCTTACGATTAACTGCATGAGACACGAAGCATACATGAAAGGAAAGCTTATGGAAGAACATAACGCAGTCAGTCCCAAGCACTACAAAGAGATATTGCCTGGGTATGAGTACATGGACATGATGGTGTTCATGTTAAGAGACCTTGAGGGTGCTGAGGCACACTTAATGGGTCAAGTGTACAAGTACTTAATGCGGTATGGTAAGAAAGATGCTAAGCTACAAGAGTTAAAGAAAGCTCAGTGGTATCTAAACTACCTCATCGCTATGAATGAGGAACCCGATGAGAAAGTATGAGGTGAACTGTGAAGGCTGGGTAACGGACACTGTGTTCGTTACTGCAGCTAACAAAGTAGAAGCAATTGAAGAAGCCACTATCGAGTTTAAGGCTATGAAAGGCGCTACTAGTATTCGAACAACAAAAATTGAGGAGATTGAAAATGATTAATGAGAAACGTACAGTGATTATCCGTAATGCAGAACTACACTGGGCTAAACTAGTAAAACCAGTAGAGCCTTTCGGTACACTACAGTGGGAACTACAGATGCGTACTGCTGACAAGGCAGAAGCAGAGAAGTGGAAGAAAGAGTTTTATCTCACTGTCAAAACAGAAGACGGTGATGAAGGAAAATACTACAAAGCTAATGTAAAGCGTAAGGCTATTAAGAAAGACGGTGATCAGAATACACCACCAGATGTTCTTGATGGTGCTAAGAAGCCTATTGACGGTAACAAGGTAGGTAACGGTAGCATTGGTAACGTAATGCTATTCCAATTCCCGTATGAAATGCAAGGTCGTAAAGGTGTTAGCAGTATCTTGTCGAAAGTACAGGTGACAGACCTTAAAGTATACCAGAACAGTAACGCTACAGACTTTGATGTCATTGATGGCGCAGAAGAAGGTGGTGAAGCAGCGGTAGACTTTTAATGGGTGATATCATTGACTTCAAACCAAAACGTAATCTACAGGTGGACGTAGAGCTAGAAGGGGTTGACGAACAACTTCTTCTAGAGTGCGCTATTGTAGAGATGTGGGAAAAACTAGGCGGGTATGAGGTAGACAACGATAAGTTCCTCTATCATGTCTGGTTCCTACAGTTCTCAGACTTATGTTTTCAAGCCATGGAAGATAAACGTTTTAATGTATCTGAAGACGGTGAGATAAGCATTGACGCTAATCTATTAGCAGCATTCAAGGAGAGTATTGATGGATTTAAGGCAGAGTCTGCAACCAACGATAACAGAACTGACTAAGGCAACAGACTATTGGTCAGAACAATATGTAAGAGGTCGAGCAAGTTACCAAGAATACACTAGGATTATTCTTATTATGCAAGACCTAAAGAACTTCATTCTCGAACATGAAAGGAACGATGATGAAACAATACGTGTACTTAGCAGGTCCAATGGAGGACTGCACGAAGAAACGAATGACAGCGTGGAGACTACGGGCAGCGGAACTGCTGATGAAGAACGATATCATTTCTCTCGATCCAACTCGTAGAGTATCTTTCCATGATGAGTTATATCTTGGAGAGCAGCATACACCTGTACAGTCTACCTGTAGACGTATATTCAAAATGGATATGCAGGATATCGCTAATAGCAATGTCGTATTAGCAGACATTAGACGCGACAG